CTACTCGGTAACATTCACCGAATCCGTTGTCAATGGCAACCGAACCTACCAACCCAATCGGGAGTACACTTTCAAAACACAGTCACCAACAGCACACCCCGGAGATGTATTCGATGCTGCATGGTCGGCAGTACACAAATTATTTGGATGCATAACCAAAGGAGTATTTACCCGTGTGCTTCCACTTGCTTCCGATCCGATCATTAAAAGTTGGAAGGAGGCTACACATGAGTAACACATCTATCCGCAGGAACCGTCCTGCCAAGCCACTAAGACCAGAACCCGTACAAGGTTCCGGAATTGTTGATCAAAAAAGTGCATTATCAATACTTCACGACTTTTACATGGAAGTAAAGAAGGAAATTAAAGGTTCTACCATGGTATCGTTGCATTCTGCCACTACTGCTACCAGCGTTTCATTCGTTGCCGATGGTTTTAATCTATCGCTTAATTTTATCGAAGGGAGGAAGGCCATATGACTACAGTAGATGGTTTCCAGGTAAGTCCGGAACTTATAAAAATTTTGAAATTATGGTGTCCTCAATCTGAACAGGATAAAGATTCAATACTTACTGCCTATATTAATTCATTAAATAAAATTCAAGACTATCTTTGCAGACATGTAGGTGATACGGAATTAGAAGAATTAAAGCAAATGGGTGAAATGTTGGAAGGTATCATTTTTATAAAGGATGAATTTGTAGAAATATCAAAGATATTACCGATCGTAAAAATTGAATAATATGGAAAAAATAAAATCTGAAAAAGCCAACGATTTGCTAATTTTAAAACTTGAAAAAGAATGCCAATTAAATTTAATTGCGTATAAAAGAGCTAAATATGTTCTTAAAGCATCAAGAACAGCCCTAAGAATAGCTAAAGATTTACCCAATATAAAACCAAAAGGTGATATTTACAATGTAATTGAAGAATGCTATAGAGTTCCATTAGAAGGTGAAAGTCCGATTTGGAAACAACCAAAGCAAATCCGTGAAGATTTATACAATTCAGGTAAGCTTATAAAAAGTACATTAGTTGAAATCTCGGATGTGAAAATTGGGATAACGTTAAGTTCAATGGGATTTAAAAAGGCATCAAAGAAAATAGATGAAAAATCTCCTCGTTATTATTATCAAGTAATTCAATTATACTAAACATCATGAAAAAAACAATAATACACAGGATACGTACTATAAATTCAACAAAGACAGCCATTATCCATTTTTTGGACTGGGATGATTTTAAGATTAATTACACAGGATTGGAAGAATTGTCGAAAAAAATTTTTGACCGGCTTTTTGAAATGGTATTACCGATGGCTGACGAAAGCGTCACTATAGAATACGAACCGGATAAAATAGTATCATGGAATTTTGTTCTGGCTCATTACTGCTTTTCACATGGAAGATTATCCGAAAGTGATTTTGTAAAAATGATATTTTTTAAAGAGGAGGTTGGATCATGAAAGACAACGAAGCCCCCGATTTCAAAGAAACCATCCTTGCCCGGTATACCGGACAGTATGTCCCTGCTTCCGAACTGAATGCAACGGAACGTAAAACAAGTGAGCAGATAAAGATGGAACTTAGGCCCATTGCTAACTTCTCAACGAATGAGATTGCGGAGTACCTGATAGCGAAAGGATATACGGTAGGATTTGAAGATACGACGGTAGTGTGGCTAATGCGGAAAAACCCGAGGTATGAAATAGAGAACCCCTAACCCCTAAAGGGGAATAAGAAAAGGCCCGGACAGAAGTGTTCGGGTTTTTTTGTGTCTTTTTTTGCGGGAATGGGTTGAAGTTTATTTGTATTATCAAATTAATCAACCGCTATTTTTATGACTATTACGCAAGAACCTACGGCATCGGGCACCTATTTTCAGAACAACATCCCGGACATACTCATTCAGAAAACGGATGCGAATGAATCGGTAACTTTTGAATTCAGGAGGGGTTCTGAGCTTATATTGAGTGAAAAGTATGTATACGATGTGGATGGACTGATCAGGATAAGGAACCTGGGTGACATTGTTTCAAAGTATTTAGTCTCAAATCCTGTTATGCCAATGAATATAACGTCAGTTCATACTCCGGGACTGGCTAATTGTTTATTCTTGTATGCCATTACCGAAGGAACTGTAAAGCTTGAAAATTCATTTATAGCTCTGAAATGTGAGGCTGATATGATTGTTGATGCGGCTCCATGGACAAAAGTAAACTTTCTGACACGTGCTTATCGCGAAAAAATTACAGCCAAAGGCAGAAACGAATACCTATCGTTTTACAAACTGGACACCTATGATGAACTTGTGATTCGATATAAACTTGTATATCTGAAAGCCGGTGTAATGACAGAATTTAGTACCGGTCTTGACGTATTACCTATTTCAACTGCCCGGCAAATTGTAACATTCAATACTTCTATCGGTAGGATACTCACATCTGCCGGCTTACCACTCGATACAATAGTACTTCAGTATGATATCTGGATTGCAGGTATCGGACTTGAGACAAACCATTACACCTACCTGGTTGACAATACCCTTTACCGTGATCATACTTCCTTTGTTTATATCAACAGCTTTGGCGTAATGGAAACATTTACTGCCACCGGTAAGATGATCAACAAAAAAACGAATGAATATAACCTGGGCAATATTGATAACCATTACCGGAAGATTACACAGGACTTTGTAAGTGAAAAAACTATGAATAGCGGGTACCTGAGCGATGTGGAGATGGAATGGATTGATGACCTGATAACGAGTTACACGGTTGGACTTTATACGCCAACGGACGGAATGAGTGAGGAAATAACGCTGGTAGGTGTGGACAAAACGGATATCACGTCCAACGAGCTTCAGGCATTCTCGTTTGGATATCGCCGGGCAAAGAATAATAACCTGGTGTTTGCGAATGCTGCTAAAGGGATATTTGACAGGACGTTTGATAAAACTTTTAATTAAGACTACCCCCGACCCCTAAAGGGTAGGAATATAAGAAAAGAAAGAAAATATGATACATATAAGTGTAGTCAGGAAAATATTGAGAGAGGGGAAACCCTTTAATTGCAGGGTATGGAAGGGCACCACGGGTGAAATATTGACTTATAACAACGTGGTGTGTACTTCCTCCAATTTTAAACGGAATACGGCAAACCTGATTTTTGTAGAAAGCCGTGAAGTCCGAACGGTGAGAGTGATAAGTATTTTTGAAGTAAACGACGAAGAAATCTGTATATAATTTACTATTTAGCTATTTACAATTTATTATTATGAAGAGAGAAGTCAACGTATTTGAAATTCCGATTGGAGAAAACGCACGGAAGGCCATTGAGAAAATGAACGAAGGAACGACCGTTTTTGATACAGATGATATAGTTCCACTAACGCTTCCGGAGGCAGGTACGTTGCGCGGGTATGTTCCATGGGGTGATGATAACTTACGACCTAATGAAGTTTTAAGGCTTATGCGGAATGATGAGGTTATGAGTTCTAATGTTTTTTTTAATATTTTAGCATCATATAGTAATGGGTTAACGTATACGAAAAAAGATAAAACGGAGGTGACTGATCAGGGAATTGTTGATTTTTTTAAATACAACAGACCTGCAAAATACCTGTTAGAACAACAAACGGATATGAAACATTTTTTCTTTTCCGTTAGTGTACTTATCCTGAGTATGGACGGTACTAAAATTGTAAAGCTCCGACATAAGGAGGCATTGTATTGCCGACTCGAAACCTGTAACCCTAAAACCGGTACCCTGGAACATGTGTATTATGGAAACTGGGAGAAAGGTGCACCTAAAAAAGATGTACGTGAAGAAATTGAATTATTAGACGTTGATGATCCGCTGGGAGACTTAATGGTTCGCATGGGAAAACTTCCGGACGATACAGGGAAAAACAGAACTCCAACAAAGACCCGCAAATTTGCGATGGTGAACCGGATCCCCATCCCCGGAAACAAATATTACCCGTTCCCTTATTACTGGGCCATATTCAATTCAGGATGGTATGATATCAAGGCATTAATCCCTGCAGGTAAAAAGGCCAAATTTACAAACGGATTGGTTATTAAATACCAGGTAGAAATAAATGATAAATACTGGGATATTCTTCTTAGTAGGGAAAATATAACTGATCCGGTAAAAAAAGTTGAGCGGATCACGTTGGAAAAGGAAAATATTAAGTCGTTCCTAACAGGAATGGTGAATGCCGGTAAGGTATGGTTTTCCGGATTCTATATTGACCCAAACGGAAAAGAGCAATCAATGGTTCGAATAACAGTCATCAATAATACCAAGGAAGGTGGCGACTGGATAGAAGATGTGGAAGAAGGAGCTTCGATGGCTTGCTATGCTCAGGGGAATCATCCAAGTATGATTGGTGCAACTCCAGGAAAAAGCTCAAGCAATATGAACGGAAGCAATATTCGTGAGCTATTTACCATGAAACAAGGGTTGGAGAAAGGTCCTAAAGATATTCTTCTGGAACCTTATTTTGTCATTAAGCACTATAATAACTGGGATATCGAGTTTGATATTCCGTTTATGATGCTTACCACGCTCGACAAAAAAACGGATGCTCAGTCATCTGATCAGAATCAGAATCAGGATACTCAACCAGCTAAAACTAAATAATCATGATCATTACATCACTTGAAGATTTTTTGCTCTCTATCCCAACGGCTGAAGGTACGGATTGGAAGGCACTCGAACCGTTCGCTAATTCAGCGGATGCAACTATACAGACATTGCTTACCGGATCGGACCTGTACGATTATATCGAAGCATTGGAAGAATCGGCTACATTACGAAAAACATTACGTAACCTGATAGCCTTTCAGTTATACCGTGATGCTATTCCGTTTGTTGACCTGATTCAGACAAACAATGGTTTTGCGGTAGTCAATAACAGCAATCAGTTGCCGGCAAGCAAGGAACGGGTAGAGCGATTGATATTGTGGTGTGACAAGTACATTGATAAATCAACCGATTTGTTGATCATGCAGATCATGGATGACTCAGCTGCACTTGCCGAATGGAAGAAATTCAAGAAGTTCAATAACCTGACAAATTGCTTATTCCTGACGGGTATTGACTTTGCGGATTATACACCCCAAGCCCCTAAAGGGGATGTAAGAGGTAGCCGTGCGGATTTTCTCGGTGCGAAAGGAAGTTTAATGACATTTCAAAAAAATGAACTGGCCAAGGTAGTGAGTTTGGCTTATCTGAATGAACTGATAGAACAGAACAGGAACAATGAACTGACTGTGCCGAATACGTTTATCGTGGAAATATGCAAACTTATACTGGTTAATATGTATGATAAAAACACGGACGAAGCGGATAAACTTTTCAATAACCTGGCGTATATGTTTGAAAAGGAATTGAGCGATTACCCCACATATGCCGGAAGTGAAGAATATGCGTTGAAGATATCGCCAAAATATGTGAATAAGGCGAGTGATCCGGTGTACTTTTTTGGAATGTAGAAACCCCCGACCCCTAAAGGGGAGGAAGAAAAACAACTTAACTAATGTATTATGAGATTATTTAAAAAATTCAGAACCAACTCTTATCACCCTTTAGGGGTTAGGGGTACTCTTAACTTAACCGCTCCACGAAATTACAGTGAAATGTCTGACAAACAAATTCGATATGTGGCACGTTTGCAACGATCAGGACAACCGGAGGAAACAATATGGACAAAATGCCTGATCAGGTTCACGGGAATCAAACCGCTTATGCAGGTAGGGAATACTTACTTTTTTGTAAAGAAGAAATGGAAAGGATTTTTCTCACTGACCATTGAGGAAGTGGCATACTTTAGTAAGAAAATGGATTTCGTGACAAAACATTATTCCGGTATTCGTCCGGTTCAAAAAATACTGACTTATCGTGCCTGTGACAAACTGTTACGTGATACTATTTTTAGCCAGTACCTGGAAGCGGAGAATTATTACCAGGCGTATCTGTTCACTCAAGATGAACAACACCTGGGGAAACTTATTGCTACACTTTACCAAACCGGTAAAAAATATGACAATACTTTTACCGAAAAAAGGGGAAGATTTTTCACCCGGCTAACTTCGGAACTCAATAAACTGATCACGATCATGTGGATAATGGGAGTGAAGGAGTATTTTTCGCACCAATGGCCTGATTTGTTTGAACGAACAGAATCCGGTATTGACGACGAAGAACCGACCGCACCGGATATGTATGCCATTATTCAGAATCAGGTACGATTGCTCACTGAAGGTGATATCACCAAACGGGACCAGGTACTGAAATCAAACACCTGGGATGCACTGGAAGAAATGAATGCAAAAGTCAGGGAAGCAAAGGAAATGAAGAAAATGCAAACCCCCAACCCCTAAAGGGGAGTTAAGAAACAATACTAACATCTCTTATTCCCCTTTAGGGGTTAGGGGTAATATTAATAATTTATGTGGAACGCAGTTGATTATTTTGAAACCCTGAACGGGAAACTGAAACTGACAAAAGGACTGTATACTTTTTGCCGTGTTTCCGGATTGAATTACCTGGAGGGAATACTCTCGGCTCCAAAATCTGCAATGGCTTATCTGGCGGTAGATGATAGCGATGATGGGGTAACTATTAAAAAGGGTGGAAGCTTTTATAACCGTCGATCGATCGTTGTATATATCCTGAAGAAATATGATTTTAAAGATCAGATCGATCGGGAAGAGAAATTAAACGAATGCCGGGTTATTCATAAAAAACTATTGACAAAACTGATAAAAGACTCCAACGAAGTAGATGATCTGATGTACCTGGACCAGAATCGGACTCCTTTTCATGAAGTTGCCGGTATGTTTGTATCCGGAACTACAGGCATTTATTTTATTACTACCCTTGACGAACCTGTTGAACTGATATACGATGACAACGATTGGGACTAAGAATGAATATACGCAAGCCTGGGCAATAATGATGGTTACCATCTGGCAGGATAAAATTGCAGCACAGGGATTGCGCGATACCGGTGCCCTATATAAATCGTTTACAACTGAAGTATTTTTGCAATCCGGAGGCGACATTGATAAAATTATTTTTGCGTACCTGTATTATGGGCGCATGCAGGATATGGGTGTAGGACGCGGAATCAGCAAATCGGATTCCGGAAGGGGAAGTGGCAGAAAGCAACATCCCTGGTACAATAAAGCGTGGTACCACTCGATAAAAGTTCTGTCAGAAAAGCGAGCCGAGATGTACGGCGAA